CTCACAACTGGGCCAAGTGGTTCTTTTGAAATAATCTCAGGAAGAATCAAATGTCTTTCTGGATTTTTGAAACCCAATCGGTTTGATGCAAGACCCGATCTATCCGTTCCGTACATATCACATTTACGTTGCAAATAATAATCTTTTGCCTTTTCACCCACTGGAACTACAACTGGAATATATTGTAAATAATGTTTTGTAAAAAAATCTTTAGTGTTCTTTGCAGCAGTTCCAGTTGAACTATAACATATTCTTGCACCTTCCATCTGTTTTGCAGAAGATACACCAAGAGTTTTTCTTACAATAAATCCCTGACCATCATAGTAGGTGGTGGGCATGAATTCTAATTTTTTAAGAACATTTCTAGTATACGTATACGTAACAGTAGCCGAAACAACATCAACAGTTCCATCTATCAAATAACTGAACCTTGTTTTACCATCTATTATTTCAAATTCAACACTATTTTTATTTCCGAATACTGCGGCCGCAATCGCCCTACAAATGTCTATATCAAAACCCTTAAAGTTTAATGCACCCAACTCTTCATCCCACAGTTCTTCCCCAAAACCCGGCATGGTATCTTTAGCACCACATATTACATGGCCCCTTTTGATTACCCTGTCATATGTTGTAGAGTACGTTGGATTATATTCTGCGAGAGTAAGATTGTCTGCACCATCAGCTGTTGAATCTACCACCACTATCCAAAATACCCACACCAATGCAACAATAACTTTACCTATCATTATCATTGTAATGTCCGATATATTGCTAATAATTCTTCGTCTGGAATTGGTGTGGACAATGTGTAATATCTCTGATGTCCAACTGCCATGAAAGATTTGATGTCAGAAAAACTAGGATATTTCATAAGTAGATTGTGAAGAAGAAAATCTGGACTCAAATGACAAGATGCACATTGATTGTCTCTTGTAAAAACTCTGGTTGATTTTTTAAATCGTTCTGATTGAACCAATACCGAATTGAGATCCTTTTCCATCCATGTGACTTTTTCATCAATAGAAGGAATAACCAAAAAGATTAAATATGCAAGTAGTCCTATGATCAAATAGATCCAAATCTTACTAGAAGCTATAAGATCCTTTGTTTCTATTTCTATCTGTTTTACTGGTTCTAATTCTACTAAAGTTTCTTCATGTTCTTTCTTTTTTTGTTCTGCCATAATTACCTCACTTCTTTCCTGCTTCGTTTAACTTTTTGGTGATTTGTTGTTGAAACCATTTGAGAACAATTGGTATGCTCACGTTTGATGTCAACCCAAAAAGATAACCTACAGGATACCGATAACTTGAATATGCTGCGAGTTGTGGAACATTTGTAAATACAATAGTAATGAGTAAATATCCTGTTACGGACATTCCCATATTAATAAGTAGATCCAATAAAATTAACCACTTATTGTCTGCGTATTTGTCTTTATTGTCTGTTCTATAGTTAAATAGAAATATCCAAAATGATGAAAATATTATTAATCCTATCATCATCAATTCAGATGCATTAAAAATGTCATTCATTTCTTTGTCTCTTTTTTGACCAATTTTAGCAACTCAGCGGTACTACCTATGAACATTGCGTTAGTCACGTTTTGTGCTCTAGTGACTTCCTGCCGTTCTCCATCATTTTCCAATTTTTGTTTCTTTTGATGGAGCTCCATTAATTTTTCTTGACTGTCAGACATATTTTTTAGAAGTTGTCCGAAAACTTCAAAGGCCCGTGGAGATTCTTCTGCTTTCGCAATCTCCAAAAGTTCCTCCATAGCATCCCTACCTTTTTCAATGATGTCATACATATTTTCACGAGCATATTGAAAATCTGTATCCTTTTCGCCTTCACCATTAATAACAATAGGGGGAGAAACCTCGTTTGTATTTAGAACTTTTACTTCATTTTTAGTATAGTGGGGGGGATTTTCCCCAAGATCAAGGTGTTTCTCAATCCTCTGTTCAACCAATTTTTCTACTTTCATTAACTATCCGTTCCACTTACAGGATCATATGTGACTCCTTGTGGGTAGAACGAAAAGGTTTCACTAAATCCAAAATCTTCGTCATCAAGAGCATCTGTATCTACAGGAACAACATTTGCCCTACTTACAGTTGCACCAGCAGATGCGGCTCCCTGAGATGCTTCTGACAATATTCTTATTCTTGTTGCATCATCTACTTCATGACTGTTTAAAATTAAATTGTTTGTAGTATATGCAGTACTATCTTCTGAAATGATATATACTGGTTCTGCCGATACTGCCTCCGACATTAGGTGGGTGTCTACTGTAACATCTGTAATAACTTTCGCATTATCTACTATGTTTGGATATAGGTATCCTTTCATTGTAAAAGAAAGTGTCCAAATTATAGACCTTCTTGTTGCAAAATCTCCTTCATAAGTATCTTCACTTGTTACCGAATTTAGTACTAATGGTATATCATGTTTCACACTCATACTGGAAATCAAAGTCATTGATACAGTAAACTCTGGTGTAAAAAATGGAAGAATCTGCTCTAAAATCTGAGTGCCATCTTCTGCATTCTTTACAAAAATATAAAGAGAAAACTCCCAATTATAAGGAACAGGACTGAATTGTTTCTTGAGTCCTGTAGTTCCTTTTGCGACATTTCTATTCATAGTATTAAGTTTTCTCGCACTATCATATGTCATAGAAGTTAGTTCAAATCCCATTCTGGGCACTGTGAGGGCCACTTTAGGATTCAAATTTGGATCTGCACTGATCCTTGTCAACATCTTATCTTTAGGCCCATATGAAAGAGGTATTCCTATAACCTCAGTCACATCACCAGAACTATCAGTTCTTTGTACTTCAAGTGTATTGAATAATGTACCAAAACCAACCACCATCTTTCGGCTAGTTTGGTGATAAAAATATGTTCCGAACATTATGGATTATCCCCGAATGGATTGGATTCAGAAAAGTCAAATACTGAATCCGCATCAATCTCAAATTGTTTATTACTAGAAATTTGATCTGATGTTGAATTGTCAATTGTCTGAAGCGTTTCAGAAGTTTCATCAGTTGTTTGTTTGGTTGAATATGTTCCAGTTGCAGTACTTGATGCTCCTGTCAATATTTCGTTCAAAGTAAAATTTCCTGTCATGTTGATGAGGTACAAATAACTTGTTGAAGAATCCCATCTTGCAACTTCTCCTGTTACAGCAGAAGTTCCTCCTGTGACTGTTTCTCCTTCTGTAAATGTACCAGAAACACTTGTTAATTCAAATGTGCGAACAAAGGATTGTTTCTGTTCAACAACATCAATTTCATTAACTCCTGTATCCATTGCTTCATCAGAATACGTAAAGAGTTCACAAGTTAAATCAAATGTTGGTAATGCGCCTGCTTGGTAGAAAGGTGTTTCGTGTTCAACAAATAATATCTGAAAGAGTTTACTTGTCAGTCCGAAATAAATGAGATCTCCCTCTTTCGGCCGGACTCCAATATCCAATCCCTCCCATGCTCGTCTTGACATGGAAAAGATAATTTGATCACGTACCTCTAAACCAAACTTAGAAACAAGATCACCTTCGCCCTCAAATCCGTCAACCGATTTGATGTACATCTCAACCGAATATGCATCTTTATATTCAGATATAGAATCTTCACCAAGAATAGTATCTTCGTTGACAAGTGTTCTAGGAATATAATTTACATCATAACCAGTTACTTGTATAGATTCCGTAACCAATGAGTGCAAAAGTTCTTGGTCATTTTTTGCATCAAAGGTACGGAAATATGAGCTTGTTGGCATCCGTTTATCCTACATAAAAGTTGTCTGGCAATGAATATCTCAATTGCATTTCTTCTTCTAATTTTTCAAGTTCTGTGTGTCCATCATCATAAATTTGTCTTCCGTTCAAAGTTGCACCGCCCGGCAATTGCATTCCATCATATTTTATTAAATTTTGACCCCATTGCTTTTTGAATAATGCAGTTGTATATTTCTTCAAAAACAAATCATTATACATTTCTGTATATGTTGACCCATCAATCTTTTTATAGCATTGTGCAATAATCCAATTATCAATATCAACTGCTTCGTCCCAATCCATATCCAAATGGAGTTTATCTGTTAAACGATTGAATCGTATTTGTCTGGTAGTTCCAGAGGAAAATAATTGATTTAATAATGCAATGTTTTGCTGAGCAGCTGCATAATAAGATAATCCTCCTGCACCCTGTGTTACGGATGGAAGTTCATTTAATCTGAATTGGTATTCTGCTGAGAACATATCATCTGAAGAACCTTTTCCGATTGCAAGAACATCTCTAACTCCTATGATCGTGTCTGCAATAGTCAGGTATTTGTTATCATGATTTCCAAAAGAAACTGCGGTTGCTTGTGTTCCGTGTACTGTTCCTGTTGCTCCAGAACTTCCCCCTGTTACTGTTTCTCCGGCAACAAATGTATTTGCAGAAGTGTTTGCGGCCCTGAGTCCGTTTCCATCTTTGTGTTTGAAAAATTTTAAAACAGTTGCACTTGTTCTCTTTTGAACCTCGGCAGTTGCATTTGAACTTCCCCCTGTAATTGTTTCACCAACTGTAAAAGTTCCTGTTGCACTACTTGCAAAAGTAAGAGTACTTGCAGTAACTTGCTCTGTATAATAATCCACTTCTGTTCCGTCAAAATGGTACTCTTGAAACATCTGAATTGACTCATCAATCATATCGTTCATTTGCTCATCTGCAAGATTGATGTCAATCACTGGCTTTCCAAGTTTCCTTAGACAGTATTCTTTTAATTCTGTAGTAGATGCTGGTTGTGTAGAAGACATATTTTTATCCGTTGTTAATTTCAGCGGAAGGACTAATTGTTATCAAGCCTTCAGCAAGTCGTTCTTTTACTGTACCTCCACTTTGTGTGTAGGTTAAACTATAATAGTATTTACCCTCTGTGAGTGCTGCGGTTTGAGTTGCAGTCAATGAAAAGGTACAATTTGCACCAGTAAGAGAGGTTGTAAATGATTGAAGGGTGTTTGCATATGCGAAATTCTTGATAATTCCGCCCGCAACTGTACCAGAAGAAATAGTTACAGCGGATGAAGAGTTGTTTTCCGCACCTATTGTCTTCTCAAAAGTTGCACCTTGATCAATGGTGTAATTTTGTAATTTTTTCTTGAGTGAAACTGCCATAAAAACTTCCGTAAAGAATTGTGAATATTTATTTATATTTATTCTACGAAAGTTTTAACTTCTACAAAACCATCATTTTCTCGTGGCCAGGTATGATATTTGGATCAACCCACACATCAAACCCTGCTTCTCTGACCCTCAAACAGAATTCAACATCATCCCACACAAACTCTTCCCAGCCTGCTTTGTGGGTTGTTTTTCTTGGATAAAAATAAGGATATTTCATTTTTTCAATCACACCATATTTAACGAGCATCCAACCCATTCCTGTGTAATCTGCTTTGAAAAGTTTTCCATTTTTCTTCTTAATATCATTGTCTTGTAAGAATTGATAGTAAGACCATTGCTCAAAGAAATCCTCATCCATGTTTTCTACAGTTGCATAATTTTTATTGTCTGACATTTTGTACATACCAGACACAACATCTTTGTCATGTTCTAGAAGTTTGAAGAATTGTTCTGGCTGAAACACCATATC